ACAGCAACGTCCAAACCCGTAGCGTCCACTTCTACGACAACGCCATCTGTTGACCCAGTTGGCGCAAAGCGTAAGGCGCTTGCGGTTGTGTTACCCCAGATAGCAGGGTCGCCATTTGAGTAGCCTGTGCCCCATTGGACGTTATAGCCACCCGTTAACGTGACGCTGCCGTTGGTAACTTGTAATTGACCAGTTGAGCTAAACGTACCAACGTTTAACATGTTACGGCTGCTGTCGATAACTGTGCTGCCGCCAACCTTCAGCGCCCCTGACGACACATCAACATCGTTCGACGTGACTGTTAGGCGGGCTGTACCGGCTGCGGAGCGAATAACTATGTTATCGCCTTGAATGTAACTGTGGCCGCTACCAGAGCTTTCTGTGTAGATGTGTAGCTCGTCGCTGCTCCCGAACCGTGCTTTCGCGTCGTCCACAAAATCTAGGTGGCCGCTGAAATCGTCTCCCGATACATTAACGTAGCGAGACTCACTTTCTTCGCGTTGGTAGCCATCGACTTGTACGATGACTGGGCGTGATCCGAGATAACCTGCCATTACGACTGCTCCAGAACTGATAGAACTACATCAACTGAAGAAGCTGTATCGGACTGAACTTTAATCGTGTCGGCAGCTTCGGCGATAATTTTGCCGTCGAGCATCGAGAACGCGGTGTTAGCCGGTATCGGTACTCCCTTTACAAGATATATGCTTCCGAGCAACACGTCCACTTCTATCTGCGCGTCAGTTACATTTGCTAGATTAGCGCCGATAATGACGGCGGTTGTAGAGGAGGGAACCGTGTAAACCGTCGCTAAGGAAGTACCGGCTCCGTCCGTCGTGTAGTTTTTAAATACGTTTGCCATGGCTTACCCCAATGCTATTGCTAGAGCCAGAGCCGTACCGGCTTGGTCGACATCTAGGTTTGTTCGTGCAGTTGCCGCCGAGGAAGCGCCGGTGCCTCCGTTGACGATAGTAAGGTCGGTGCCGCTCCAGTCGTTGTTGTTGACCGTGTTTTGCACCGCGATAGACCCAAGCCCTAACGTCGTTCGCGCAGCGCCTGCGTTAGCATCGTCGACGAGCGACGCGCCAAAAGTTGAAATCGAACTGGTTTCTACCTTATCAGAATTAAGGTTAGTAAAGTTCGCATCGACTTCAGTGTTCGTGAGGGGCGAACCCTTGCCAGATCGTGTAACAATAGTAGCCATGATTCACCCCTCTATTTAGTTAGCTTGCAGCCAATGTGATCGTCCAAGTAACGGTCATCGTGTCATCAGCAGCCTTGTTGACTACGCTGAAAACTGTACGACAAAGCATGTCACCAGAAGATGCGCCGTTAAAAATACCGGCCTCAGTAACCGCGCCTGTCGCGTCACCCGCTTCAAACCCGCAGACATACGCAACTTTTTCGTTGTTGGTGCCCGAAATGGTCGTGCTGTCCAACGCCTCACGAGAGCCTAAAATAGACACGAGGTCTGTTTGGCTTGCAGCTGCTGCTGTTGTGCCTGACCCGAGTGCCATGTGAGACATTACGCTCTTAGCCGTGCCGGTCATGCGAGAAGCGATGTAAGCCAATCCTGCGTTAACCACGAGGTTTTTGAGTTCGCGCTCTTCTTTTACGTTCCCGGCCTTGTCCTTTAGGACGATGTTCAGCTGACCGGATAGCTTTAGATTTTCGTTAATCATGCCTATCTCCTAGGTAAAGGTTCGGGAAGCACCGACATAGTCTTCCGCAAAATATGTGAAGTCGCAGTAACCTTGACTTCGTAGTGACCCCGCGTCGGTTAACGAGGCCAGATCAGATGGCACTTTTCCAAATTGAATAAGATCAGTGTCAGTGACGCTAGAACTGTCAGCAAAAGGTGCCTTAGCAAATGTTTTCGCTATCTGTTCCGTACCCAAGAACGTGTCCGTAAGCGGTTTGCCCGCTGCGTACACGAACGCATCAGAGGCGGCAGGTGTCTCAGCCAGAGGCTTGCCCGCATCAAACGCATGAGTTTCTAGTGCCGCCAGCGTGTCTCCCAACGGTCGCCCAAAGCCAAAAGCGTGTGTTTCGCGCGCTACTGGTGTTTCGGTAAAATCTCTATCGAACGCTACAAGACGGAAAAAACTGTCTGTTAAACTCGCAGCATCGGTTTTTACTTTAGTAAATTGCATCTCTTGGTCATCGAGCAAAGAAGCTGTGCCATCGACGTCATCTGTAAAAGATACAAGTTCGTTAAAAGGTTTGTTGTACGAGGAAGCGTACTGGTCCAGCGCGGTTGGAAGTTCTTCTAAAACTTTATCGACCGCAAAAACATCCAGATCATCAAACGTTATTGTCTCAAGCTCGTTTTTGCCAAACAGGCGTAAGTCACTGTCGTCGAAAGTCGCACTGTCAGCAAAAGGTTTCCCTAGCTCAGATGAATACGCTTCTTGAACAAGCCCGTCGTCGGCTAACAGTTTCGTAAAAGTTTTACGTGTAATCTGCTCTGCAACACTTGGAACGTCCTCGACGTTTTTCCCGAAGGCTTTTGTGTTTATCTGCTCGGCAGCGGAGGGCGTTTCAAAAAATACTTTGCCTGTGTTTAGAACGTCGTCGTCTGAAACGGCAAACCCATCAGCTACGGTCGGCTTAGACACATGCTTGGCTATCGGGTCGCTTACACCTACAGGATCAACCAGCGCTTTAAAAAACGAGAAAATCTCATCGTCGGAAATATCAGCTACGTCAGAAAGGGCTTTAAAAAAGTGAAAGGTTGCGTTTTCAGCTGCCGCTGCACTGTCGGTTAGGGCTTTAAAGAACTCGAACACAAAGCCGTCTTCGGCTCCAATGCCGTCTTTGACATGCAGGTTGTCTAAGAGACTGGCAAACAGAATAAAGTTACCGCTCTCAACTTTTACTTTTAACCCTTGGTAGTCAGCCGCAGACATAGTTGTCCGAAGCTGCGTAACGGCAACTTTCAGAGCATCTATTAGGACTGCGGACTTGAGTCTCATGCAAAATCCTCGCGTATTCTAAACTTGAGGATGTCAAAAATGGTTTCGCGCAACCCCGTAGAACGAACAACCTCGATCTCGCCCTCGTACACACCGGGTTCTTGATTGAGGTCTTCGGTCTGCCACTGGAGAATCGCTACGCCGGTATCAGCAGTATCGGGATTGACGTAAAGCGTTCGTGAAAACAGAACCGCTTCGTCGCCTGCGGCTCTAAAGTGGAGCGTCACCGTCGCGCCTGTTAGGTCGGAAGCTGTACTGCTGTCCTCGTCAGTAAACGAGAGCTTAATTTGAGGGCCAGTGTCGCCTTGAACGTAGTTAAATGATGTAGCCATTATGCTCTCCTCCGACGACCTTCAAAGTTTTGACTTTGAACTCTGGTGCTGACACGGCGATAATCTCTACCCTTCGCATCGTCTGCTTCTTTGGAAAACTTTTGGCGGTAGTACATAGACAACTCAGGGTTCGTCCATTCCTTGTTAGGCACCGACGCAAGCTGCGCGATAGCTCCGTAAGAAATGCAGCGACCGTGAGACTGATAAATCCAATCCTCAACGCCGGTAGCCGTCAGCTTTGTTTTAAGAACGCCCCACCCGCGAAACGTATATTTACGGTCGGGCGTAGGGTACAACCTAACAGACGCATCTTGGTAGATTGCGTACCCGGTGGGTGTCGAGTTCGTTTCAAATCTTGTCGAATTTAAATGACGATCTGTCACTCGTCTAAGCGGTCGACCTTCTAAAATTAATTCGTAAACGTTTTCTAGGACGGCTTCGTTCGACGGTAAGAAAATAGGATACTCCGCAACGTTTTTAACCGCGAAGTCTTTTTCGATCTCGAAGCGCCACACTTCGCTTCGCTCTAAAAACTTAGCACTCGCTTCTTGTAAGTGCGACTCCATCACTATTTCTGGGCAACCCGACAAATAGGGCTGGATGTATGGATAAAATTTGTCCCACGTTACAGTAGCCATCTACGTCACCGAACTTCCCGGTGTCGGCGATACTGCCGCGTCCACCTGTGTTTTAGTTCCAATAGCCGCATTAAAGGTCTGAAACGCAGCAGCAGCGCGTTGTTCATTAGCTCCGTATTCTGCGTCTTTTGAGTAAGCTCTATATAAAATCCAGTCAGTAATCGGGCTTAAATAGATGTCGTCCAGCAGGATTACTTCGTTGTCGTTGTTCGCCGGGTCGAGCTGCGTTTCTGTCATCGCATGAGCGCCCGGAGCGTCTGCGTAGATGACTTCTAGTTGAGCCACGTTTGTAGCGGGGGGATACACATAAAACTCTTTCGGTATTCTAGGGTCGTATGTGTAGTGCTGAATGTTGTCGTTTTGTGTTTCTGAGTGCCAGCTGGGACGTTGGTCGTCTAAAACACTTCGAGAGACCACTCGCACGACTTTCTTTTGAGAACCGGAAAAGACGTTTCTGGTAATATCGAGAAGGCGCAGCGCTGACGGAAAACCGCCGCTAGATTTAGTTAATTCCTGCTTAGTTCCCGGTGAGCACGTAAAGGTTGCGCATTTTGCGTTTGCGTCAGGACGCAGCAACACAATGCTAAGGTAGGATTCATTCAACCACTTCTGAAGCTCTGTCCGAGGCCAGCGAATGTTTGTATCCTGTAAGATCGCTTCGACGCGGGAAATCACGTCGATTACTTTTATGGTAGCCATCACTAACCCCCTTGTGGTTGTGAGAGGGGAATTACTCCCCCTCCCGTTAGGTCAGTGATTAGCTGGCTGCGCCGACGATTGCGGTACAGAGCGCTTCTGGCTTAACAACCTTGCGTCCATATACGGCTAGGCCGCGAACGATGTCGCCAAAGTCAGTTTGGTTGCGCAACGGCTCAGTTTTGCTGATTTGCGAAGCAAACGAACAAGCTGTGCTTGTACCGGCTACCATCATGCGGCGAGCTTTAGCGTTAGTCACTGAAGCACCTGACGATGTTGCGGAAAGGCCGGGAACAAGCGCTTTAGCCGCCTGGCCTTTAGGTAACAAGTTGGACACATAGACAGTGAAGCGGTCCAACATACCGATTTTGCCGGTACGGATGGTGCTTGACTGATCGCCTGTGAAGTAGGCTTGGGCAATGTCTGTTTGCATCAACAACTGACGATCACGAGGTGAAATGATGAGCCAGCGGCCATCTTCCGGTACGTTTTGTTCATCAAGCGCTGAAGACATTTGCAGGATCGCGTTCAACACGTTTGCAGGCGTTGCTTGGTCGATTGGAGCTACGTCAGTACCCAAGTTATAAGCACCTGAGATAGCGCCAGCTGTCGCACCTTTGTTTGACGCGTTTGCGCCTGTGGTTACGAACCAGTTGAAGAACGTATCGTTTTCAATATTGATCTTCAGCTGTTTAGCAGCGTCATCAGTGAACATGTTCATCAAGTCCATGTCCGCTTGGTGCGCGAGTACATCGTTGACCTGTACGCTGAAGTATTTACCTTGGTCGATCTGCATGTCTTGGTAGATCGGTGCAGGAACTTCAGATGTTAGGGTAGTACCAGCGCCAGCATAATCGTTGATTGTAATTGACGGTGCAGTACGGATACGAATTGTATCGCCTTGGTTTTTGATTTCGCCTTCCCAATCAGTGTTGGAAATTTCGGTCATCATAGTGTTCGCATAGAACTTAGCGTTCAACTTTTGCGACCACAGTTGGGGGATAAAACCACCTGAGTAAGATGGGGTAGTGTCGAATGCGCCTGAACCGACGACGGGGAATACAGCAGCCATTTTGGCCTCCTATTAAGTTGGTTATCGACCTAATAGCTGCTTACATGTTAACACGTAGAGTTAAACTCTAACGCGGCCTTCCATATACGCAGCTGTCAAGTCAGCTTCAAGTTTTTCCGCCTCCGCGTACTGCCCTCGCGTATTTAGTGTACGAACCTTGTTCCAAGCTCTATCCGCGTCTTTCGGCGAATAGATTTTAGAGTTCTGGGTTGCACTCTGTGTACGCACAGAATTAGCAGAACGGTTTGGAGCAACCTGCTTCTCAAGTTCGGCTTGGTTAGGCTTAGCTTCGGTCGGTGCGGCTAACGTTTCTTTCCACATGCTCACGTAGTGGGCTATGGCTTCTACGTCACCGGCATCAAACGCCTGCTGTGCTTGAACTCTGCGTGGGCCTCTAAGCATAGGATCATGCTCATTTAACCACGCTACCCAACGCTCATCATTGTCGATCTGCGGGAAATCAGGCACGGCTTGGTTGAGCCTCTGACTAAATCCTACTTCTCCAACTTGGCTACCGGTCTTTGCGAGTTCTTCCCGCAACTCCTTGATAACCGCGTCTTGCTGCTCTAGCCGCCCCTCGTACCCTTGAGAGACTTCCTGCGCAACACGGCGCTGAACGTCCAGCAGTTCTTCACCAAATTCGGCTCGATCTGCATCGGTCACTAAACTGACTTTCTCCTTCGACTTTGTCGGTTCGACTTTAAGCGCTTTTAGCTCCTCTTGGAGCTGTTTTGTTACCTCGGTCATTTCTCGCACTTGCTGGTGCAACCGTGGAACTTCAGCGTCGTACTTACCCATCAGGGTTTTGTACTTTTGCTTAAAAGTCTCATCCTCTACGTCCGTCGGTGACGTGTCAGCTGGCTTCGCTTCTTCAGGTTCGGGTGACGCTTCGACTTCTGCTACTACTTCCGCTTCCGTGTCCAACTCCTCGGGTTGAGGTGCTTGTTGGGCTTCTAACGCTTTTTCGTACGCTTCAATTTCGGCAATCTGTGCCTGTACCTGCTTTGGCAACGCCATATGGTTCTCCTCAAAGCACCAACTCTGTTACACAGCGCCCGTAGGTAGGCTGCTCCCGTATATGGTGTGCTTCATCGTGCTCTTACGAGCGGTTTACTACCTTCGCCGCCTCTTCAACGGACTCAAGTAGGTCTTCAAATGCCTCTGCGCGCCCCTGCAACCGGTGGACTGAGACCATATCGGTTGCACTCACTAGACGAGCTTTGGCTTTCTCTGCTTCGGCCTTAAAAAGACCTAACAAAGACGTTTCACCTGTTTCTTTAAGTCTCAACAGTGCTTTTAAGTGCTGCTGGTCACAAAGATTCAAGTCAATCATGGCATAAATCTATTCTAAATCTGCTAACGTGTCAACACGTGTACACACTACTGACCGTTAGGACGCGGACTCATAGTATTATCTTGCCGCCCACCTTTAGGAGTACCGTCTTCCTGTAGCTGCGCTGCTTGCTCCTGAGCCTGCATCTGCTGCATCATCATAGCTTGTTGCTGAGCTAACTCTTGCTGCTTCTGAACATCTTCTCGGCTAGGGACAAGGCGGTCAACATTGGTGTTAAGATTACCGGCCAAATCGCGGAGGAGTTCAGCCGTACCCGGCAAGCCAACAATCTGCTGTGCAACCGGGCTTTCCAGAATAAGACGGAGGAAGTCAGTCTTACGGACAGCTTCAGCTTCTTTAACGACAAGCGACATAGCGCCTGTTGCCACAATCTGGACATCGCCGATAAGGTCTGGGTCATCTGAATATCTTAAATTCCTCTGGTACTGGCGCTCCAGCATCGGGCGCATCACATCGTGGTCGATGTTGCTAATAACTTGTTTAATACTCTTACCAGCGTTCGACATGAGCATAGACAGCCCCGAGGACGTACGCCCCGCGCCCGGAACGTGCTGGCCGGTCATATAACGCGGAATACCTGATACCTCATCAGAAATAGCCATAAAGCGGTCGAAAACACCCATAAGCTCAGCTGCGTTAGAATTAGGCTGAAAGAACGTCATAGGCGGCGTGGAGTCCGCATAGTCAGACTGCCTAAACTGCCAAATCTTCCAAGGATACATCTGAGTGATGTCTTCACCGGCTGGAAGGCGACTAATATTTACGCCGACCTGTGGACCGGAGCTAATACCCATATTATTTGCTAACGCCCGAGCAGCTGCGTTGCACATATTCTGAGCGTCCATACAAAGGTCGGCGACCCCGTTACCGTCGATACGGCCCGGAACCTTTTCAAAAGATGTCATGTAGTAGGGCTTGCGGCCAAGGGGATCGTAGTTAAGCACCGCACGAACGACGATGTTGTCGATCATCCATACTTCACAAGGGTAGGATTTCTGAGGGTCTTCTATCTCCTCGGGGCTTAGCCCCCACTCGATTAAAATGCTGCCGGGTATGGTGTCCCAAAGCTGTAGGGCGGCTACTAAGTCTTTACTGGCCTCATCAAAATCTTGATCTGTGACTTCTTCCATAAGGTCATCGTTGTGATCGAGCCAAGCAAAGCCCCCCGAACCAAAGTCGGTAAGGATCGAACGTACAGCGTCTTCGTCGTAGCCCTCAACGCCGAGCATATTCTCAACGTCGTCTCGTGTCAGGTGGTGTAGCTCGGCAACCGGCATAGAGTGAATATCATCACCCCATGGCATCCAGTAGAATTTGAACGGGTCGACGCGTTCCCACTCATCGCGGAGTACGTCGACCACGCCCAACCCGCCCTCAACGTATTTCATCGCCTTGCGCTTGCGCGGAATCGGCCCCTTTAGGATCGCGTAGGGAAATGTCGCTATATCGTTCGTGAACTCGAACAGGGCTTTGGTAAAACCCCCCTCGATCATCTGGTCTTCCATTTTGGTTTCCATCCGCTCGACGCGCTTTTCCGCTTCGAACTTCATAGACCGCATGGCCGTATCTTTCATACCCGACGCAAGCTGTTTTAGCTCTGCCTCATCTGGCGGTTCCCCGCCCGCGTCGTAATACTGCATCAGGTTCTGCTGCATGATGTTCTGCATCGCCTGAGTTATGTCCGGTGGCACCTCTGGGATAGGCGTCGCGCTAAGAGACCACGGTTTGTCTGTACCTGTGCCTAAAAGCGTATCGCGCAGCCATGCAGTCGCGGTACGGCATTTTGCCGACACTATCCCCATGAAAATCTCTGAGCCGCCCTGCTCTTGGATTTCTGCGAGTTTGCCGGGTTCGTACTCCATGTTTCTTGCGCGAACGCACTGAGCTAAGCGCTCTTCCAAAGTATCTTGGTGGTGATCGCGCATCACTTCCCAACGCTTATGGACGTGAGAAGACAACCCTACAATCATAGGGGTGTTCTGTTTTTTATCAGAAGCACGTTGCGCCTGTGCCTCAAGATCAGAAGCACGAGCAACAGGAATTAGGGCTGAGCCTAGCACCATATCATAATCTCACCTGTGACGTCGTCCGTATGGTAGCACCAACGTGTTAACACGTCAACAGATTAGGTCCAGCCGCTGGATGAGACCCGAACAACCTCTTTCCTCTGCGTCGAGTACGGGCTTGCACCGAACGTCTCACCGCCGTCGGCGTGTAGGCACATATATTGGAACGCGTCGGCAACGTCCGACCACGGGTGGGATTTTTCTGGTTTTTCATCACGTGCCCCTTTCGTGTTGATTTTGTACCGATACTTACCGGCCAACGCCTGCACGAGCGACGACGCGCTAACACCGTCGACGACGAAACTATACTTCCCGTCCACCACACGGGTCAGATATTTCTCCACCGCAGCTATCCTCGCCGCGATTGAGTTGGTCCTCGCAGGCTTCACTACGAACCCCTCGTTCTTGTATATATCCGCCACGGTTCTCTCGTCCGTCTGAACACGCTGAAACGCAGCGGGATCGATAATAACTATCGCTCTGCGCCCCGGAAATTTGTTACTTAACAACGGCTTGAGCCGTTCTCGCACGAAGCGTAGCGCCCCCATGCCATCAGAGATCAAGCTGTTATAAACAACCAGTCGCCCGTCGTGCGTTACGCTGCCAATCACCGCTGCGGGCGTCAGCCCCGCGTCGACACCGATCAGCAACGGGCTTTCGCTAAACATGGGAGTCAACTCTTCATCTGAGGAGTGAACCGTGCGGTCGAACGATCT